GTCGGAAGTCACAGTAATAAGGATCATACTTGTGGCGTCGCTGATCGTAGGAAGGAAATCCTTTTTTCAAAGTTTCCAATCCAATGCTAGCTTTTCTAAGAACTTTTGTAACATTGATTTCCCCCAATCTAACCATACGTTCAACTGCATTTTCATAAGTAATATCATTATGCCTTAATATATCGTGAAATATAAAATGGCAAAATTCATACGAATGAACATTAGTAAACCCAGTTGACCAGGCTACACCCACACAGCTAAGGAGTACATCTTCTATTAACCTTACTCCTCCTCTGCTACCCCAACCAAATTTTTGTATTATTTTAGAAAGTGGCTTCCAGGGCAGTACTGGAGGCAAATCCTCATCCAACGAAACGTGATGCCTTTCAACAAAATAATATTGGAGAAATGCTGGACCTCTTATGCGAAACTCACCATATTCACCTGGTACAGTTAATAATGAGTCATATTCTTTAATATATTTCATACTCATATCGCACACAGTCTCAGCAAATACCTTAAATTGTGCTACTCCAATTATATCATTGACACATTTCTTATTTGCTTTTAAGTTGTCATCTCCATATATACCCAATCCAAAGTGTTTTGCAATAACTTGCATAATTTGAGCCTTCCTCTCTGGATGAAGGTACATTTGAACAACAAAAAACCAAAACCATATTAATCCGTATATCCACGAATCCCCATGAGATGTAACAAGCGCTCCACTTGGCATTGATCCAAATAGTATCCGCCATATCATCCCAAATATGTGAACAGTTTTAACTGCTAGATTACATGAGACAACCAAAATTATCCATGATGCTATTAACCTGTCTCTTTCTGTCATTCTAGCCCAGTCAAAATATAATCTATTTCTATTCACAAATGCTATTAGGAACTGCATTTTTAAATTAGTATCAAGAGCTTTAACATCTCCTTCAGAAAACACCATATCATCTTCATCCCAATGAAGTTCCTCTGCTAATTGCCACATTCCACCATGCCAAATTTTAAAGCCTATTTTAATCATCTTTCCTCTCTCAACTGACATTCCAAATACCATAATTAAAATATTGAGAACATAGTCTCGAGCTTGAGGCATAAAAAATATTCGAGCCTTATTACGAAGATCAATTTTCTCTTGCTTCTGCTCATCCATTGATGAAAAAGAATCACAGTAATGTCTCTCTTCTTTTATTTGAATATCCCAATAAGGCCCTGGATGTCTAGGTTTCAAACCAGCGGCAACTTCTTCTAAACACTGCTTAATTATACTCTTAGTATACTCATCATGCTCAGACTTCTTCCCATTCGTTGAGGCGACAACCCTTACATTTTCATTTATCTTTTGAGTAATTGTTGGCCCAGGAAGAATACCATTACTGGTTCTAGTGCTTAAATCAACAGCATCAACCATTTCAGGTGTATAATGCCAGACTTGTGACTTATAATACTTTTTAACATCCATATACTCATTCATCAAGTCAATTGCGTCTGGAATAAACTTCCAATATTTCTTAGCAGTATCATTTAACGCATGAGAAGGCTTATCAAACTTCTCAACTAACTTTGGAACTTTATTAGGATAAAGTCCTTCATGAGAGTAATATGAATGCGATCCATTTGAGTCACCTGTAAATGCATTGTTATGAGCACTCAATTTCTGTAGTGCTATATTAAACAAAGAGTCCACTTTCTTAATTTCCCATGGAACTCCTGATAACAACACATCCCCTCTGAGATTTCTATGTTCTTTCCAAATATGTCTCTTCCAATAATTTATGTCTTTCAAGCACTCATCTTTGACATATTTGGTTGTTCGCCATATATCGTAACGTCTCAACGACGCAACAAGCTCCCAACACGGAGAAGGAATCGTCTCAGTGGGCGTCCCACGATGTGGGAACACTTCTGGTATATCTATCTGATTTTGCGGTTTTTGCATGTCAAGCAACATCTCAGTGGTATTAGCAGTAGGTGAAGCACTCTTAAGCGAAATTTTATAATCTTTCAATTGCCATGCAGCATCAATCTGGCCTAACAATAGAAGATACATCTCATCAATAGTTCTCTGACGTCCTCCCATCTCAAACCGACCAGCTGAAAAAACATTTTTCATCTTAAACTCATCTTGAATCAACTGGCATGCTACATGACAATCACAATCATCAACCTTCGAGTTAATGACGCGCAAATCATAGTGCTTAAATTCATCAGGAATCGACCAATCGCCTTCTTGCAAACCCACATGTTTGTGAATCTCTAAATCCTTGTAAAATACAACAAGAACCCTTTCTACCATCTTATGTCTAGTTAATAAGTAAGTAAGAAGTTCAGATTTAGTACGACGCGCTAACTTCTGCAAAACTAATATGCTATGATGCAGTATAATATTGGCTGAATGAATTTCCCTAACCCTACGG